GTCGGTCCACGCGAGCCAGAGTTTCTGGACATGATCCCGCAATGCCGCATCCTCAATCAGGGAGGAGGGCTTGATCCCGTCGCCGACCAGATTGGCCGCAAAGGCCTCACAGGCATTTGCCGCATAGCCATTGGTGACCACCAGTTCGCGGGCACGGGCCAGCAGACGCGGGCCGCCCGAGGCCACCAGCGCATTGATATTTTCCAAAGGCGGGTTCCAGCCGCGCAGCCGACGCTTGGACATGGCACCTTCCAAGCGGGCGCGCACGGCTGCGGGACCGCCAGTTTCCGGGCGGCGAAACCTGTCAAACAGCCCCATGCTTACAACCCTTTGGTCGTCGTCACGCGGATATGACGCACCATGCGCCGCCCCTCAACTGCTGCGATCTCGCGATCCAGCGCCTCGAGCGCACGGTCAATCTCCGCCACAGAACGATAGTCCACGGTCTTGCCGTCATAGCTGACGCGCGCCACACCAGAGGACCGCTGCGCAGACAGAGCGTCGCGGCGGGCGCGAAGGTCAGAAATTGTCGGCATGTGAGTTGACCTGCTCAGGCAAAACGGGTCTTTAATTCCCATTAAACCGGAAGAGAGAATCCATGACCCCAGACGTGATTATGCGCGAACTTGCGCGGAACGATATTTTCCCGAAGGACGCCATGGCCGCTGCCACTGCGCAAAGCGACGTGATGGCACCGGATTTCATCGCGCTGCTGGACCGGATCAGTCGGCAAAGATCCGGTGCCATGTCCGATGCCGATCTGATGGCCTTGATCCCGGCCACCTATCTGCTTGCGCAATGGCGCGAAACGCGTGCTTACCGCCCGCTGTTGCGTTTGCTGCGCCGCTCGACGCGGACGCTTGATTTGACGCTGGGTGATGCGGTCACCGAAAGCGCGTTTCGCATGGTCGCGGGCACCTTCGATGGCGACCTCGATCCGCTGTTCGAGTCAATCATGGACCTGCGCGCCGATGATTTTGCGCGCGGTGCGATGATGTGCGCCCTCGTTGTGATCGCTCAATTGCACCCGACGCTGCGGCCCGAGATCGAGAGCTTCATCCGCAGCTTCCTCACCCGTCAGCCCAAGGCCCCGGAAAACCTCTTGATCAGCTGGGCAGATGTTGTCGCTGACCTTGGGCTGGAGGATATGACTGAAACCGTGCGGGCGGTCTTTGACAAAGGGCTGATCCCAAGGGATTACTGCGACTTTTCGCATTTCCTTGGCAATCTGGAGGCCACACGCGTGGCAGGGGGCATGCCCGCCAGCCCCCGCTATCGCCATGGCCTGATCGAAGACGCCATCGAGGAGCTGTCGCGCTGGTACTGCTACAGCGATGCCTATTTCGAGAAGCAGAAAGCCTTGAAGGAAAACCCTGATCCGCGCGTGATCCCCATGGCCAATTTCGTGCGCAACCTCGCGCCGACTGCGGGGCGCAATGATCCTTGCCCCTGCGGGAGCGGCAAGAAGTTCAAGAAATGCTGCTTGCAGTAGCTTCTCGATCTCACCCCATGTAACTCGACCGCACTGTCCGCCGCCTTGCAGACGGGCGCGCCGACGTTGCAGCACCCGCAGTCCCATCGGGCGCGGATGTGCCCGTTTCCACGGCTAAGGACCGCGCCAACTCTGCCCACCGCGCTTCCGGCCATCGATCTGCCCCTGCAATCCAGGCGGCGGCGCGGGCGTAGACCCGGCAGTCCAGCGCCTCGTTGCGCTCGCGCAGCTTTTGCCATTCGAGCTTGGTGAAGCCGCGCTTCGACTTGACTGTGATCAGCTGCTCGGCCGTCAGCTGCTTGAGCCATTCACCATCGGCCCAGGTCGGCAGATGCACGGTTCCCGCCGGGAACGCGGCGCCGGCGGTGATCTCCTCTGGTGTCGGTCGCTCCTGGCGCAGGAAGCGGTAGGTCTCGGCCTTGAAGGTCGAGGTCGCCACGGACCATAGCCGCGCCCCGCGGCGCAGCCGGCGGCCAGCCACGGTGGCATCGACATAGGTCGGACCCGTCACCGGGCTGGCGCGGTTGAAGCCCTCGAGCCCCTTGACCGGCGCCACCTGCGCAAAGCCCACCTGCCGCGCCCATGCGTAAACCGCGCTGGTCTCATAACCCGTGTCGATGGCCAGCTTCGCAATGGTCAGGTGCTGGCCAGAGGCATGCGCCCATGTGCGCCCCAGCAAGTCAGTCAACTTCTGCCAGCAGCCCGGATCGCCGGGGCCGCCCTCGATGACAACATGATCCACCAGCCAGCTTTCGAGCCCGCGGCCCCAGGCCCAGACATCGATCTCGATGCGGTCCTTCTGCACATCGGCGCCCGCGGTCAGGAAAAGACCACCCGCAGGCACGGTGCCCGGTTTCCATGTCTCCCGCCGCTCCGCCAGCCGCTGCCAGTCCGGTGCCTCGCCGGTCTCAAACCAGGTCTCGCCGAGGATGGTGTTGCGAAACGCCCGCATTGCTTCGTCCGACCCCTGTGCCGCCTCCCAGGCGCGCGCGATCCGCGCCCATGAGAGCCAGCCGATCGGCGAATAGAGTGCCGAGAGGTGGTAGCCCACCGTGTGCGGGTCTTGCGACTGCGCGGTCGCGCGCCACTCGCCCGCCGCCAGCATCGCCGTCTTGTGGTGCTCGGCAATGGGCGCGTCGCAACCCTCGCAGTGATAGGCGGCCGTGTCCGGCTGACCCTTGTCCCAGCGAAGCCGCTCGAAGCGCAGCCATTGCATCGCACCGCAATGCGGACACGGCACGACATAGCGCCGCTGGTCGCTCGCCTCGAATTCCCGCTCGATGCGCGACAGACCCCGGATGGTGGGGGTGGAGATCAATAGCGCCTTGCGGCGATGCGCGAAGGTCAGCGACCGCGCTTCCGCCAGCGTCACCGGATCGCCTTCCTCGTCCGCCGAGGCCGGATAGGCATCAACCTCGTCGAGAAACAGGTACCGCGCCGGCGTCGAGCGCAGGCCCACGGCCGAATTGGCCCCGGTCATGATCAGGATGCCGCCCGCGAATTCCTTCGACAGCATCGTGTTGCCCGCGTCGCGCGAGCGCGCGGGTTTGACCCGGTCGCGCAGCTCCGGGCTTTCCTCGATCAGCGGGTCGATCCGCTGGCGCGAGTTGCGCTTGGCAAGCTCCACCGTCGGCTGCACCGCCAGCATCGGCCCCGGCGCGTGATGCATCACGAAGCCGATGAAGCAGTTGCCCGCTTCTGTCGCACCCACCTGCGCGGCCTTCATGAACACCACCCGTTGCACCGGGCTGACCGGCGAGAGCGCATCCATGATCTCGCGCATATAGGGCGTGCGCGCGGTCTTGTAGCGCCCGGGCTCGGCGCTCGCGCGCGATGACAGCCAGCGGTGCCTGTCGGCCCACTCTGACACGGTCAGGTCCGGGTCGGGCCGCAGGCCCCGCGACCAGGCGCGCAGCAGGTCGTCTGCCCCGTCAAACCCCGCGACACCCTCATCCAAGGCCGCTGCGAATGTCAGCGAGGCTGTCGAGTTGGGCGCGGACATGGGCTTCAAGGACTTTCTGCATCACCGCCGCCTCCACTGTGATCTCCTCACCCAGAGCAGCGGCCAGTTCCGAGGCCATCAGCGCCGCCACACGCGCGGGCCAGGTCACCCAGGCATCGCGTTCCTCGCGCGCCAGCCGGAACATCAGGGTTTCCGCCCGTGCCCGGTCGACCAACTCACCCTTCAGCTTTTGCAGGCGGATGCGGCGTTCCTGCGCTTTCAGCACCTCATTCGCGGTCTTGGCCTGCAGGAAGGTCGTGCCACCGCTGGTGACAGGGGCGGCCAGCCCCTCCTCGCGCAGGGTCTCGCCCACCGAGGCGACTGCCGCCTCGGGCACGGGTTTCAGTTTCCCCTTTGGCGCAGCAGATGATTTTGGTGCTGCGCGTGATTTCGACGGGTCGGTCATGGCCGCGCGGCGCTGATCAGATGCCTCGGCGTCGATACTGCCATCAGCAAAGAGCACCAGCCGGCCAGCTTCCTTGGCCTTCTGGATCGCGCCGCGCGACAGGCCCACGCGGGCGGCATACTGGCGTTCGCTCAGGCCCTGCATGACTCACCCCGCGCGCGATTAAGCAATGGAATTGCTGCGATTTCAGTTGATTACACCCCGCACCGGAGCGAGTCTCGGATCAGGGAAACGCATCAGGATAGGAGACAACCCCATGACCACCCATGAAAAACCCGCGCCGGAGCATG